GATAATTGCGGAGCTTCTGCATATAAAGAATTGGTTTCTGGAAAAGTTGAGATTCTTGAGTTTTATCCACCAGAGTGTACTTAATTAAACTGAAATTTTCCGGGAGAACCGGAGGAAGGAGAACATTATGAATGATTTAACGTTAGTGTTACCGATAGCCATTGGTGGGAGAATATGGGATATTGATTTTCCAGAGCGTCCCGCCCTAGTTATGGGGTATCGAATTGGAAGAATGATGGGAGAAGATGATGCGGATTACGAGGAAAGCTATGAAGATGGAGAGTTATACATCCAATATACAATAGGGGGAGTAGAAGGTTCTTCGCCTGTGTCAAGTATAGGAGAATCCCTCTTTCTGACAAAGGATGAATTGATACAGGCTGTTTCACAAAACTGACATTTTCGATACGAAGGGAGATTAAATTATGTGGAAGATTATATTTACATACCCCGATGGTGTTAAGGTGAAACTGACTAACAGTTCCGTTCGGATGGATAAGCGTATTGCTAACAAGTATTTTGATACCTACGGTTATAACTCTGACGGCGGGGTGTTCCAGCAGTATCCAAAGAAAAAGTACAGGCCCATAGCTATGGCTACTGTGGTGGATATCCTGAATGCTGGTGGAGATTTAGAGAAAGAGATATTAATTGATGCGGATGATTAGGAGGCAGGCATGAGAAAGAAAGGCAGTAAGCAGGCCAAGGTCAGCCGTATCGACCGCAGCAAGGCTCTGGCCGCCCAGGCTGACGAGGCCATCAAGGAGCGCATCCGGACGGCGCCGGCCTACATGTACACCAGCCTGTGCCCGGTTCCGGGACTGCGCCGGCCACCGAAGGGAGTGATACGGTATTATGAGACAGTGCTACATAGACAACGGGCACCGCGGGTGTGATGGCCAGCGCAACAACAAGGGAAGGATACGGTACGGGTGCTGGGCGTGCCCGTGGCTGGATGCGGGAGGAGGTGATGCCGATGGACAAGGAAAAAACAGAAAACGAAAAGAAGAAGGAAGTCCTAATGTCCTATCAGAAGGAGAAGCGGCGGGTCCGGCGCCTGGAAGAACAGCTGGAAGAACTGAGGCGGAATAAAATGTCTCCTTCCGTCACGAATGACGGGATGCCGCACGGGACGGATAAGAAGGACCTGTCTGATTACGCAGCGAAGGTGGACGAGATAGAGCAGGAACTGGTTGCAGCCCGGTACAGTCGGATATGCGCATTCCAGGAGGTACAGAAGCGGATTGAGGCTATGGAGGATGAGAGAGAGAAGGATCTGCTTACATATCGGTATCTGGAAGGACTTAAGTGGGAAGAGGTGGCCGTGCGAATGAAGTATAGCTGGAGGAAAATACACTATCTACATAGTGATGCCTTGGAACATTTTGAAATTTGTGCATAGAAGTGCACAGTCAGTCTGTGTTATATTGTAAGAAAGAAATTGGGTCTACCGGAGACGGCAGGCCCTTTTTGTTACCCATTTCCCGGCGTCTGAAACTCAGGGCGCCCGGGTCCTCCTCCAAAACAACACGAAATGAGGTGAGATGCATGGCCAGAGCGCCAGACTCAAGAATAGAACAAGCCGAGGCCATGTACCGAAAGGGCATCAAATTAGTTGAGATTGCAAGTCAACTAAACCTTCCGGAAGGTACGGTCCGCCGTTGGAAATGTACCCATAAGTGGGATAGCGAACGTTCGGATAAAAAAGGCGAACGTTCGCAAAAAAAGAAGGGTGGCCAGCCAGGAAACAAGAATGCTGTCGGGAATGAAGGCGGTGCACCAGAGCTGAATAAGAACGCAGAAAAATTCGGTTTCTTCTCGAAGTATCTTCCGGAAGAGACCGTTTCCATTATCCAGGAGATGCCCACGGACCCGCTTGACATCCTATGGGACCAGGTGCAGATAGCCTATGCTGCAATCATCCGGGCACAATCCATCATGTATGTGAGGGACAGGGATGACAAGACCATTGAGCAGGTTGGCATCAAGAAGGGTAAGATATCCGGCGAGGAATGGGAGGTGCAGCAGGCCTGGGATAAACATGGCAATTTCCTACAGGCGCAGGCCAGAGCCCAGAAAACGCTGGAGGGTCTTATCAAACAGTATGATGAGCTGCTACATAAGAACTGGGACCTCGCCAGCGAAGAACAGAAAGCGCGGATTGCGCAGCTCCGGGCCCAGACAGATAAGCTTACTGGGAACAACCAGGAGCTGGAGGACATGGAGGAGATAGAGGGGGATATCTATGGCAGCAGTAAATAGGTTTGTCAGGAAAAAGACCATCCCATTCAACTTTTCCGAGAAGCACAAGGATTATATACGCAGGTGCGAAGCCTGTATGTATAACGTGGCGGAAGGCGCGGTCCGCGCCGGCAAGACAGTGGATAACGTGTTTGCCTTCGCCCATGAACTAAAAACCACACCGGACCGGATTCACCTGGCTACTGGTTCTACGATGGCTAATGCGAAGCTTAACATCGGTGATGCCAATGGCTTTGGCCTTGAATGGATATTCCGGGGGCAATGCCACTGGGGGAAGTACAAGGACAATGAAGCGTTATTCGTCAAAGGCCCTGCGACTCACGGCAGGCAGAAGATTGTCATATTTGCAGGCGGAGCAAAGGAAGACAGCTTTAAGAAAATCCGCGGCAATTCCTACGGCATGTGGATTGCAACTGAGATTAATCTGCATCATGACAATACCATCAAGGAGGCATTCAACCGTCAGCTGGCAGCCCAGCGCCTGAAGGTGTTCTGGGACCTGAATCCGGATAACCCAAGAGCACCCATCTATGCGGAGTATATAGACAAGTATCAAAGGCAGGCAGATGCAGGGGACTTCCCGGGCGGATACAACTATATGCACTGCACCATCTACGACAACATCAACATTACCACAGAGCGTCTGCGGGAGGTCGAAAGCCGGTATGATAAGAACAGTATCTGGTACCTCCGGGACATCAAGGGAATGCGCGTGGTGGCCAACGGCCTTATCTATCGCCGGTTTGCTGATGATACAAGTACCAAGCAGTACACGTTCCGCCTGACAGATAAGCCTAAAGACATCATGGAAATTATTCTGGGGATTGATTTTGGCGGCAGTGGTTCCGGCCATGCCTTCACGGCCACAGCCATTACCAGGGGATACCATAACGTGGTTGTCCTGGCATCAGAATGGATTGGCTGCAAGGACGAGAAGGGGAACCAGATAGAGATTGACCCAGAAATGCTGGGGACCATGTTCTGTAACTTCTGCCAGAAGATAATCAGCATGCACGGGTACATAACAACAGTGTATGCAGACAGCGCAGAGCAGACGCTGATAGCTGGCATCCGGAGCAGCCTGCGTAAACATGGACTTGGATGGGTGCGTGTAGAAAATGCACTGAAAACTGAAATTAATGACAGGATTAACGCCACCGCCATACTGATGGCACAGGGGCGTTTTTATTATGTCCAGGGAGAGTGTCAGAGCCTTGTGGATGCCCTGAGTACAGCCGTGTGGGACCCAAAGGAATTGACGAAGAATGTCCGGTTAGATGATGGTACAAGCGATATTGACAGCCTGGACAGCTTTGAGTATACGTTTGAACGGCAGATTAGCAGGCTTGTAAAGTATGGATAGGAGGTGAGGGGACGATGAGAATCACAAAGATGCTGGACTTAATCACGAATGTCCTGAATAAGGATGCGGACACGCAGGTGGATGTGTGCCTGACATCCCAGATGGTGAACCAGATAGAGTTGTGGACCCGGATGTACGAGAACCGGTCCCCCTGGGTGAATAACAAGGACGTGCTCAGTGCGAACTTAGCGCCGGCCATTGCCTCAGAGATTGCGCGCCTGGTAACGTTGGAGCTTAAATCTGAGGTGACAGGTGGAACGGCGGCGGATTACCTGAATGAGCAATATCAGCGTAAGGTGATCAAGGATTTGCGCCGGTATGTTGAATACGGATGTGCTAAAGGCGGCCTGGTGATGAAGCCGTACATTACCCAGCAGGGTATTGAAGTACAGTTTGTACAGGCTGATTGCTTCTTCCCGTTATCTTTCGATAGTTCCGGTCGGATTACGCAGTGTGTATTCACAGAGCAGTTCCGGAAGGGTCAGAAGATATACACCAGGCTGGAGGTGCACACGCTGCAGGGAAAACAGGTACATATTACCAACCGTGCATTTGTGGCCACAAATGATTACAGCCTTGGCAGCGAAGTGGTGGTCAGTTCCATAGACAGGTGGTCGGAGCTGGTTCCGGAGCTGCTACTTGAGGGGGCAGACCGGTTGCTGTTTGGGTACTTTAAGGTACCGTTGGCCAATGCGGACGATTCAGACAGCCCACTGGGCGTATCTGTGTTTTCCAGGGCCGTGGACCTGATCCGGGAGGCAGACAGGCGCTATTCCAACATCTGCTGGGAGTATGAGGGGACACAGCTGGCTGTCCATATTGCCACCTCCCTGCTAAAGTACAACCAGGACCGGGACAAGTTTGAGTATCCGGGAGGTAAGGAACGGTTATACCGAAACGTGGAATACAATACGGGTGCCGCGGATAAGCCTTTCATTGACACCTTCAGCCCAGAAATAAGGGACACGGCCTTGTTTAACGGATTTAATAACCAGCTAAAGCTGGTGGAGTTCAACTGTAACCTGGCCTATGGCACCCTGTCAGACCCACAGAGCGTGGATAAGACAGCCACTGAGATTAAGACCAGCAAGCAGCGCTCTTATGTGATGGTCTCTGACACCCAGATGGCCCTGCAGGATGCCTTGGAAGACCTGGTGTATGCTATGAGTTTCTGGTCGGCGTTATATGGATTGGTTCCGGCCGGCAATGATTACGAAGTGTCATCTGACTGGGATGACAGTGTGATGGTTGACGCAGAGACTGAGCGGGAGCAGGACCGCAAGGATGTAGCTATGGGAGTTATGAGATTAGAGGAATATCGGGCTAAGTATTATGGAGAAACCCTGGAAGAGGCAGCCAAGAACCTGCCAGAGCCGGCACTGACGGAGGAGTGATGTTGTGGCTAAAAAGATACTGATAGTGATGGGCACTGTGTTACTGATTATTTTGTCTATCGCATTGAAATGCAGTCGTATTGTATGGATTGTGGGGTGAAAAAACGTTGACGCCTGAGGAACTTGAGAAGCTGCCTAAGCCGCTTGAGCGAACCATGACGGCCCTGGAACTATCCATCATGGACGAAATCATACAGCGTATCAAGGAGGCGGCACAGATTACTCCGGTCATTGACTGGCTGCTGGTCAGGATGGATGCCATAGGGGCAAGCCGGATCCGGATTAAGCAGCTGATTAGTAAGGCTTTGGAAAAGACTGACCAGCAGGTGGATGATATCTACGAGCAGGCGGTCAAGTCTGACTACATCCGCAACAAGGCAATCTATGAGGCTGCTGGCAAGGACTACCAGCCCTATGAGAACAACCAATGGCTGCAGCAAGTCGTGGATGCTGCCAGGAGGCAGACCAAGGGCAGCCTGCGGCCGCTGGAGAACATCACCCAGACCACGGGCTTCAACATGCCGATGGGCGGCAAGAAGGTATTTACGCCGCTATCTGAATACCTGGAGCGTAGCCTGGACAAGGCCATGATGGGGATTACAACCGGGGCTAAAACGTACAGTCAGGCCATTGGTGGGGTGATTGACGAGATGACGGCCAGCGGCATCCGGACGGTGGATTATGCATCTGGAAAGTCCGACCGGATTGAGGTGGCAGCAAGACGCGCGGTGATGACGGGCGTGGCCCAGATGACAGATAAGGTCAACGAGAAGAACATGGAGGCACTGCAGACAGACTACTGCGAGGTGGATTGGCACATGGGGGCCAGAAACACTGGGACAGGCTATCAGAACCACCAGAGCTGGCAGGGGAAGGTCTATAGCAGTGAGGAGATGCGGACCGTTTGCGGAAAAGGGCAGATGCTTGGCTTTGGAGGAATTAACTGTTACCACATCGCCTTTGCCTTTATACCGGGCATAAGCAAGCGCAAATACACGGATGAGTGGCTGGCAGAGCAGAACCAGAAGGAAAATGAGAAAAAGGTATATAAAGGCCGGGAATATGACACCTATGCGGCGTTGCAGCATCAGCGCCGCCTGGAGCGGACCATCCGTAAACAAAAGCAGGATGTGGAACTTCTGGAAAAGGCTGAAGCAGACAAGGAAGATATCACGGCGGCTAAATGCCGGCTGCGGCTGACCAATAAGACCTATGTGGATTTTTCTAAGGAGATGGGCCTGCGGCAACAACGGGAGCGGTTGAAGGTTGCCAGTAGTGATACTCAGGCAGAACGTGGAATCGCGTCTAAAAAGGGAGCAACCGGAGCCACAGGAAAAGTAGACTTAGAATACATTGGGTCACCTGAATATAAGGCAAAGTTTAACCAGATTACGGATAAACTGGAAGTGAATGAGAGCATATACCAGAGAGCCAAGGCTATGTTGACGCACCGTAATGGAACGGATAAAGAAGATATGTACCTTCTGGATAAAGAGAGTGGAAAGGTTGCTGGTTCTCAGACTGGAGGAAAAACAGATTATGAAGTTGTTTACAATGCAAGCTTGTCAAACGCAGTCAAGGCTTACAAACCAGATTCCTTAATTAGTATACACAACCATTCAACCAATCTTCCACCGACCGGAAGTGATTTTACTTCCAATGGCCTTCATAGATATTCACTTGGAGTTGTTGCTTGCCATGATGGGACGGTATATACATATAAAGCTGGGAAGCGTATATTCACGGCTGGATTATTTGACGGAAGGATTGAAAAATATAAGAATTGGCCGTATAATATGAACGAGATGGATGCTCATAAAAGGGTCCTGGATGAATTCGTGGAGGAATATGGAATAGAGTGGAAGGTGATTCGGTGAAGAAGGAAAAGAACTTCAGTTACTATGACGGTCCGGTGAAAGACAGCGGACGAACAGCGGAAGAAATTGAAAAGGCAATTGAAAAAGAAAAAGAAAGATGCGACAAGATGACATCATGGGATGAAGCATACGAGCACTAAATACCACCAGTCGATAATGACCGGTGGTATTTTATTTGTTGCGATATCGCAACGGAAACACGCGGGATTATCCCGGGTGTTATTTTTATACTCAAAACCGGTCAGATGATAAGACCTAAAACAGTCAGCCGTTGGTGGATGGTTACACACCTACAAATAACCTAAGGACGGGCAGGAAAGGAAAAGAAGATGAAGACAGAGGATTTACAGGCAAAGGGGTTAACCCAGGAACAGATTGATTATGTCATGGCTGAATATGGCAAAGACATCAATGGGATTAAGCAGGAGAGGGACACATACAAAACCCAGCTTTCCACAGCGCAGGCTACCCTTAAGAGCTTTGAAGGCGTCAACATATCGGAGCTCCAGGGGAAGATACAGACCCTAACCACAGACCTGGCCAATAAAGACGCTGAGTATCAGAAGCAGCTGGCGGAGCGGGATTTTAACGATCTGCTGAAGACTACCGCAGAAGGGTTTAAGCCCAGGGACATCAAGGCAGTTATGCCCTTCTTGGATGTGGAGAAGCTGAAGGGGAGCAAGAACCAGGAATCAGATATCAAGGCTGCATTGGAAGCTGTTAAGAAGGATAAGGGCTATCTGTTTCAGGATGTCGGTATTCCCCGGGTGGTTGCGCCTACTCCTGGGCCTGGTGGTGAGAAAACAGACGACACAAGGACACAAGCAAACAATGCCTTAAGAAGTATTTTGGGCAGAGAATAAGGAGGATTTAGATTATGAAAGTAAATATTACAAGCAGGGCCGATGCGGAGGCCATTATCCGTGAGCAGGTTATTTCAACCATTTTCCAGGACGCGCCGAAGCAGTCCACTTTCATGTCCCTGGCACGGAAGCTGCCGAACATGACAAGCAACCAGACACGAATGAGGGTACTTGACTTCCTTCCGACCGCATATTGGGTGGACGGTGATACCGGCATGAAACAGACCACCAGGCAGGCCTGGGATAATGTATTCATTGAAGCCGCAGAGCTGGCAGTCATTGTGCCGATTCCGGAGGCAGTGCTGGATGATGCGGAGTTTGATATTTTCGGTGAGATTACACCGAGGGTCAATGAGGCAATTGGGCAGCGCGTGGACAGTGCGATTATTTTCGGCGTGAACCGTCCGCGTAACTGGCAGAATGACATCATCACGCTGGCCAGGCAGGCGGGTAACAACGTGGCAGTGAGTTCCAGTCCGGATTATTATAATCTGCTTCTGGGCGAGGGCGGAGTCATCTCCAAGGTGGAGGAAGATGGTTTTATGGCAACTGGAGCGTTGGCAGCCATGAGTATGAGAGCGAAGTTGAGAGGAATCCGGGCAACGGACGGCAGCCTTATTTTCAAGTCTGACATGCAGGGTTCCACAAATTACGCATTGGACGGCGCGCCGATGTATTTCCCACAGAATGGGGCCTACGATAACACCATTGCACAGCTGATTGTTGGTGATTTCAAGCAGGCGGTGTATTCCATCCGTCAGGATGTGACAGTAAAGATTCTGGACCAGGGTGTCATTCAGGACCCGACAACGAAAGAAATCGTCTACAACCTGGCGCAGCAGGATATGGTTGCCCTGCGTATTGTATTCCGGATGGGGTGGGCGCTTCCGAATCCGGCAACCAGGATGGATGAGGACCGTGTTGGCTGTCCATTTGCATACCTGGAGCCGACAAGCCCGACAACTACGCAGAAGGTAACATTCACAGTTAAGGACAATGCGGAAGTACCGGTGGCCATTGATGGAGCAATTGTGGACGTGAACGGTTCTAGGGTTAAGACAGACGCGTCCGGCGTGGCAGAGTTTAACCTCCGCGCGGGAACATATCCAGCAAAGATTAAAAAATCAGGCTACAGCCAGGTTACCGAGACAGTGACTGTAGCAGGTGAGGCAGTAACAAAGGACGTAACCCTCATCAAGCAGTAAGGAGGCAGGCATGATGCAGGCTTACACTGACGAAATGTACTATATCAACGATTACCTGAATGGAAGGAAGCCGGTTATCACATCTGGCTTCCTTTTTTACGCCCAGTCTGCCAGCCAGGTCATTGACCGGTATACGTTCAGCCGTCTGAAAAATGCAGCAGAGATTCCCGAAGCAGTACAGATGTGCTGCTGTGAACTGTCCGAGGCGGAATACCGCCGGGAGAAGCAGCAGAAGGAATCCGGGGGGAAGACATCGGAGAAGATTGGCACTTATTCGGTCAGCTTCGGAAGTGCACAGGAATTTGCCGCGGCAATAAGCAGGGAACAGCGCGGCATTGTCATGAAGTGGCTGGCAGATACCGGCCTGTGTTACCAGGGGGTGTGATATGTATACCAATGCGGATGTGACGCTGTACTTGTACAGCAAGGAAGGAAAGGCCGAGAGATACACCAGGATGCCTATAGAGCGTGTGTACTGGGAGGATGTGCGACAGTCCACCTATCTTAAGACCGGCCAGAGGGACGGCACATCCGTCCTCCTGGTCATACCCCTGGTAAGCCTGGACGGTCCCATAAAACTGACACAGGGCAAGGACCTGGCCGTCAATGGCATCATTGAGGATGAGATTGATTGCAGCAGCCAGGAGACCATGTCAAAGTCCTTGGCTGCCCTTAAGGCCGCCCACGGCTTTGTAACCATAGCCACAGTGGATGAACGGCTATATGGCAGCGAGTCAGCACAGCACTATGAGTTGGCTTGTAAGTAGGAGGTGGGACTGTGGATGTAAAACTGGATATGTTGTCTACAGAGGAATTGCTAAGGCGTAATGGGCTTGAAGTTGGTGGAAATGTCCAGAAGCTGGTGGATTCGGAGACCATGCGGTATATGAGTGACTACATGCCTCGCAGACAGGCAGGAGAGCTGGAACACATGATGGTTATGGCAACGGTGATTGGCTCCGGCCAGATTGACATACCAGGGCCTTATGCCCATTATCTGCATGAAGGTATCCTGTATGTATCACCGACAACAGGCAGTGCCTGGGCAAAAAAGAATGAGATAAAGGTACCGACAGATAAGGACTTAACTTATACAGGGGGCCCTATGCGCGGTAAGAAGTGGTTCGACCGGATGAAGGCCGACCATAAGGATGACATACTGCGGGCAGCACGGGAACTGATACGTAGAGGAGGAAATACATGACAATCATAGATTTTATGAGGCAGAAACTGACGGAGTACCCGAAGATATCGGAATTCCTGACGGACTGCGACATCCATGTAGACTTCACTGAACCGGACTCCAGTTATGGCCTGTCCAGCAATGGTGACAGCCTGGTCAAGGAGGATATGCTGGGGAACCAGACCCGCCGGCACAACTTCGCCATGTATGCTGTGGCGCCGTCCTTCACGGATTACTGCCGGCTGGTCAATAGTAACTTTTTACTGGAATTGGGATATTGGCTGGAACAGCTGCCTGAAGAAGGTGGGCTTATTGCAAACATCGGAAACCAGGAGCTGGAAGCTAGGTTCCTGAAGGCCACTACATCCAATGCAATGGCCATGCAGCCCATGGGTGAGACAGTTAACGATGGTATCCTGTATCAGATACAGATACAGGTGACCTACAAAATAGAAAGCGAGGAATAACCATGCGTAAAATGAACTTACAGCTGTTTGCGGAATCAATCCCTGCGGCTGGAAAGATTAAAAGGAAATGGATGGCACATTATATCGATGCAGCCCTCCCATCCGCCAGTAAGGCTGATTATAGCCGCTTGGGAAAGGACCTGGAGGAGTACATCGTGGAGATGAACGCCAACGTGGAGACAAAGAACAACATATGGGGGGAGACGTCCGTAAATCTGGACAGCTATCAGCCTCAGGCATCCGCTGACCCGTACTATGCTGAGATTGGGGAGCCATTGTTTGAGCGCCTGCAGGGGATTGTGGACGAACGGCAGACGCTGGATGACCTGAAGACCAGTGTGGTGGAGGTACATCTCTGGGAACCAGTTGAATCAGCGGAAGGTACCTATGTGGCGTATAAGGAAGATGCAATCATTGAAGTGTCCAGCTATGGCGGAGATACCACTGGGTATCAGATTCCATTTAATGTGCACCACACTGGAAACAGGGTTAAGGGTAAGTTTGTACTTGCTGCAAAGACGTTTACAGCAGATGCATGAAGAACAATGCCGGCGGCAGATTCTGTGCCGCTGGCGGAAATCAAGGAAGAGGAGGTAAAACCTGATGGCAAAGAAGATGAAGAGCCTGTTATTTGATGACGGCTATGAGAGTTTTTCGGTAAATGACGACCCATCCAGGATAATTCGGTTCAACCCGGCAGACCCGGAAATCATCAACCGTGTGTTGGATGTGCAGAAACATTTTAGAAATTACAGTTCCCCGGAGGGGATTGAACTGAATCCGGACGGGACCCCTAAAAGCGATATGGAAAGGGACGGCGCATACGTGGCTGAGTTTTCCGAGGAAATGCGTAAGGCGTTCAACGGTATCTTCCTGTCTGATGTGTATGACACGATTTTCGCAGGGCAATCCCCTTTATGCATTGTTGGCCAGAAATACCTGTATGAAGGTGTACTGGATGGCCTGCTTGTGCTGATGAAGCCTGCTGTCGAGGAGTATACCAGGAAGAACCGGGAAAAGTCCAGGAAGTATCTGGAGGATATAGAGAAATGATTGGCCGGTTACCAACCAGCCTTGATGTGGGCGGGGCAGACTATCCCATTGAAACAGATTACCGGAACATACTTGTTTTCCTGGCTGCCTGTTCCGACCCGGAGCTTTCGGCGGCGGAGAAGCTGGAAATCCTCATGAAGCGCCTGTACCGGGATGGATTTTATCAGATACCGCAAGAGCACATGGAGGAAGCCATACTGCAGGCCAAGTGGTTCGTGGACTGCGGACAGGAAGAGGATGACAAAAAAACGGCTAAGAAGGTCATGGACTGGGAGCAGGATGAGCCCATCCTATTCCCTGCCATCAACAAAGTGGCCGGTATGGAGACCAGGGCGGCCCCATACATCCACTGGTGGACTTTTTCTGGATATTTCATGGAGATAGAAGAGGGTGCTTTTTCTACGGTTCTGGGAATTCGTCAGAAGAAGGCCAAGGGTAAGAAGCTGGAGAAGTGGGAACAGGAGTTTTACCGCAACAACAAGAAACTCTGCGACATCCGGAAACGGTATACCGAAGAGGAACAGGCGGAGATTGATTATTGGAATAATCTACTGGGCTAAGGCGCTAAAAAGGGCGTCTTATTTTTATGTCCGGAAATGAGGTGATGGCATGGCAGCTGATGGAAGTCTTAAGTTTGATACAAAGATAAACGTAAAAGGATTTGAAGAAGGAATATCCACCCTTTCAAAGGCGATGGACCGGCTGACAAAGGCAGTGGACCGGCTATCATCCAATATCCTGAGCCGGTTCAATGGAGCAGGACAGGCGGTGGCTGAGACTACCCAAAGTGCCGAGATGACATCAGATGCAGTGGAATCTATTGGTGATGCGGCTGATAAATCAGCGGAACAGATTAAAAGCCTGCAGGAACAGATGGACGCAATCAGCGTCCATGCCATGCAGGATACTGCATCTGATACGGCCCAGTCCGCACCCGTTTCAGCACCGACCAGCGCGGAATCCCTTAATTATGACCCTAAGGCTATGGCTGCGGTATTCGGAAATGCAGCTTCGGAAATCCACAACTGGTCTGATGCGGTCGAACAATATGGTAACCAGGCTGGTATGGCCATGAATGAACTGCAGCAGGATGCGGCAGAAGCAGAACAGGCGGTATCGGAAGCTTCCAGCCAAGGCGCAGAACAGGCCAAGGGATATGTAGGCCTTAAGGAGTCAATCCTGAATGCATTTAAAAACGTACCGCGGGTATTCGGCCAGATACCGGTAGCAGCCAAAAGGGAGCTGTCGAAGATACCCGGGATTGTAAAGAGTGCATTCTCATCCGCTACCAGGACGGTTTTAAATTTTGGGAAGTCATTGGGAAAGGGACTGGCCGATAAAGCCAAACAGGCAGTATCCAGTTTGAAAGGGCTGGGGAAATCCTCAAATAAGGTGAGTCAGAGCATCCTGAAACTTTCCAACATGTTCAAGCTCATGCTCATCCGTATGGCCATGAGGGCGGCCATCCAAGGTGTTAAGGAAGGGATGCAGAACCTGGTGCAGTATTCGGACAGGGCGAACCAGTCCATGTCTGGCCTGATGACCAATATGACCTATCTCAAAAATAGTTTTGCGGCTGCGTTTGCGCCCATCCTGTCCTATGTGGCACCGGTACTTAATACTTTGATTAATCTCCTGGCAACGGCAGTGGGATATATCAACCAGTTTTTTTCTGCGCTGGGTGGCGGGAGTACATTCGTCCGGGCCAAGAAAGCCAACGAGGATTATGCCGCCAGTCTGAAAAAGACGGGAGGCGCTGCGAGTGCAGCCGGTAAAGAGGCAAAGAAAGCCCTGGCTCCATTTGATGACCTTGTGCAGATACAGCAGCAGGGCGCGGATGCGTCCGGAGGTGGGGGAGGCGGTGCCAGCCCTTCAGACATGTTCGAGACCGTCGGCATAGACAAGGGAATCAGTGATTTTGCAAATAAGCTGAAAGAAATGTTTGCAGCCGGGGACTGGGAAGGGATAGGCCAGCTGATAGGCCAGAAGATTAACGAGGCAGTACAAAGCTTCACAGAGTTTATCAGTTGGGACAATATAGGCGCCCAGATAACAGCTTTTGTAACAGCGTTCACGACCCTGTTCAACAGACTGGTGGCCAAGATTGACTGGTATTCTATCGGCGTCATGTTCGGCACTGGCATTAATACCATAGCGCATACGTTGTATCTTCTTCTTACTCAAATTGAGTGGTTCGCACTGGGCAATGCGTTGTCTCAAGGCCTTATGGGAATGGTCAATACGGTAGAGTGGGGACTTGTGGGCGCAACCATTGGCGCATATTTCCAGGCGCAGATATCCGGTCTGTTAGGATTCATCATCGGTACGGACTGGGGGGCCATCGGGACTGCCCTGTCTGACTGTATCGTGGGGATTGCGGATAAAATTGAATGGGAGCAGCTAGGGTATCTGTTTGCGGCTGGGCTTAACGCAGTTTTTGATGCAATGCTACAGTTCGCAAAAGATTTCCCGTGGGTCGAAATGGGTGAGCATATCGCAACCAGTATCAGCACGTTCTTCCAGACATTTCGGTGGGCTGATGCAGGCGAGGCATTGAGCACGTTCGTCATCGGAATCCTGGACTTCCTGATTACCGTAGTGCAGGAAACAGATTGGGCATCATTTGTGCAGGGGATTGTTGACTGCATTGAGGCAGTGGACTGGATTGGTCTTGCGGGAAAGATTTTCACGCTGTTGAGTTCCGCACTGGGGGTTGCTTTTGGGGCCTTGGCTAATTTCATTGGTACCCTGATAGCGGATGGAGTGACGGCTGCGAAGGAATATTTCCAAGGCAAAATCGAAGAATGCGGCGGCAATGTTGTGGACGGAATCTTCAAAGGCATCATAGATGCCATGAAGGCTGTGGGGACCTGGGTACAGAACAATGTCTTCAAGCCATTCATGGATGCATTCAAAAGTGCCTTCGGTATCCACAGCCCATCAACGGTCATGGCCGGAATGGGACAGTATCTGTGGGAAGGGTTCTGCAATGGAATCAAGGAATTTTTCTCCGACCCGGTTGGGTTTATCCGAACAAACATCACAGACCCATTCGTAAATGGGGTTAAGAACCTGCTCGGAATCCATAGTCCGTCAACCGTGCTGGCCGGCGTCGGATCCAACACCGTGGCCGGATTCAATCAGGGCGTGACAAACGAGCAGGCCGCTTCCCAGAGCGTCGTCCAGTCCTGGGCATCCGGTGTGGCCAGCTGGTTCTCTAATAAGTTCGGCATCAGCTCCGGGGATTCCGCGGAGTCCAAGAAGTGGGCCACCAGCATCATGAGGGGCTTCAACAATACTGTTAATAAAAACTATACACAATCCCAGAGCGTCATGGAAACCTGGGCGGAGAATGTCCGGAAGTGGTTTGTAGGCGTGGATGAGGTGCAGGGTGTGAATGAGCTGTCCTGGACAAAATTTGCGGAACTCATTATCCAGGCATTCAAGGCCAAGATTGATGACAGCCATACTGAAACCCGGTCACCCATGGAGACCTGGGCAAAGAATGTGAAGGAATGGTTCTGGGGTGACAGTGACCTGGAAGGGACCGGAGGGATGTATGCAGCCTTCTATGACATGGCCAAACGCATCAACGAAGGTTTTGCAAACGGTATCTCTGATTTTGCATACATGGCAAAGGCTGCCATTAAAAAGTGGGCACGTGAGGCCATGGAAGAGGCCGAGGAAGAGTTTGACATCAACTCACCGTCCAAGGAGTTTTACGGCATTGCAGAGTATGTGGTGCGTGGATTTAACGATGGTATCAGCGCTATGGCAGCATCATCCAGGAATACGGTGCAGAAATGGCTGGATGGAGTCCTGGATGTGGTTGACGGTGTGGAGGTGAAGCTGCCTATCGGTATCAACATCCCGAACGCAGCATCCTATCTGCCCAGAATGGCCAGCGGAACCGTTGTGCCGCCAAGGGCAGGTGAGATGTCCACAAGCATGAGGAACACGGCAGGATACGGCCAGGAAGAAACGCTGGGCTATCTGGTGGCTAAAATGGACGAGATGATAAGCCGTCTGCAGGCGGAAGGGAACCGGCCGATACAGATTGTCTTGAACTTGACTGGGAACCTGGCTGCACTGGCCAGGGTATTGAAACCGGAACTGGACAAGGAGGCCGCGCGTAAAGGCGTAAGCCTGGTAATTGTAGGAGGAAGTTGATATGGATAATGTATTTTTAATGGACGGCAAGGCTTACAACGTGGAAGTGGAGAAGGACTCACTGGAGCGCAGCTTTGCGGTCACGGATACGGAGCAGTCCGGGCGAACTCTGGATTACTCCATGGACCGGGACATCATAGGGACTTTCTACAACTACACAATGAAAATCTACCCAAGGATGGATGACCTGGCATCCTATGATGCGTTTTACAACATCATATCCGACCCAAACTACGCGAGCCATGAAATGACCTTCCCGTATGGGCAGGAGACATTGACCTTCCAGGCTTATGTCAGCCAGGGGAAGGATAAGCTGCGGATAAGAAATGGCAGGAACATCTGGGGCATGGATGGCCTGTCCCTGAATTTTACGGCCATGGAGCCACAGAGGAGGCGATAACCAATGAAATGGGATGTGAGGGTGGAGACCAACGGACAGCAGCCATACTCATCCGTGGACGACCTGATCAGTTTTGAGCAGGACATGCCGCCATACGCCTACTGCCTGCCGCGGTATGCAAAGTTGGATGGGACCTATGCCAATACTCCGGATACAATCCCAAACAGCCAGAACGGCTATATCAGTACGGCGCTGAGCGGCCCGGCCGGTGTGTTCTCGGCCCCTCCGGCAATTACGGTCACGTATGACCGGCTTAAGACCAGCAATGGCATATCCATGGTTTTTAACAGGGTGTCCGGGGACTATGCCCGTCATTTGAGGATTGCCTGGTATAAGGATGCGGAACTGGTCCAGGAGCAGGAGTTTGAACCGGATGGGGTGGAGTACTTCTGCCGGGCCAAGGTGCCGCTGTTTAATCAGCTGGTCATCACGTACCTTGAGACCAACCGTCCATACCGTTATCTGTGGCTGTCCGTGTTGAAGAACCAGAGGATGGCGGATGCAGGTGGACTCAAGATTGTCTACGATGACATTGCCCTGGGGGCCGCAGAAGACAGCATGGCATCGTCCGATGATAAGGATTACTACGTTGACCTGCAGGACTTGAGGGCCGGAGTGGAGTTCCCGGATTATGCCATGTGCCTGCCCAGGTACGCCAGGATGGATGGTAGCTATCCCAATGCGCCGGATAACCTGGATGACATGGGATACGTAAGTGACAGCATATCGGGTGCCGACGGGGTGTTCGCGGTTCTGCCTGCCATCACGTTCTCATTCACGCAGAACCATTCCAGCGTGGGGATAACCCTTAAGTTCAACGATTATTCAGGGGATTACTGCAGCAAGGTCAACATCAGATGGTACCGGGATGATACCCTGCTGGCTGACCGGATTTACCATCCGGATGCTGGCAGCTATTTCTGCTATGGAATCGTGGATTATTACAACAAGGTGGTCATCACCTTCCAGGAGACCAGCAAGCCATACCGAAACGTATTCCTGACCGGGATAACCTGGGGTCTCATCCGTGTGCTCAAGGATGATGAGATTGACGATATCAGCTGCCTGATGGAGCTGAATCCGATATCCGAAGAGGTAAGCATCAATACTATGGACTATACCATCCGAAGCAGGTCCGATTATGCATTTGAGTTCCAGAAGCGTCAGAAACAGACGTTGTATTTTGATGAGGCTATTTTAGGTATTTTTTATCTGAAGGACGGTAAGCAGCTGGGAGCAAAGCGATATTCCGTGGAGACCCAGGATGCAGTGGGAATTCTGGATAATAACCAGTTCATGGGCGGTGTGTATGACGATGCCCTGGTATCAGACATCCTGGCCAGCATCATGGGCGGGGAGGGTATCACATACTTTTTGGATGACTCCTATGTAGATGCGAGGGTAAGTGGGTACCTGCCAATATGTACCAAGCGCGTGGCTCTGCAGCAACTGGCCTTTGCCATTGGTGCCCTGGTGGATACCAGTTACGACCGGCAGCTGTACATATATCCACAACAGACCGAGGTCACCGGTGAGTTCACGGCCAGAGACATCCGGCTGGGCCTGTCGGTGGAACACAGTGACATCATAACCGGTATCCGGTTGTATGCACACAGCTATGACCGGGGAGTGGAATCGGCGCAGCTGTACAAGGGCATCCTGACTGGGACAACCAAGATAGAGTTTTCCGAGCCTTACCACAGCCTGTCCATAACCGGGGGGACGTTGGGCGACCATGGGGACAATTATGCATACATAACCGGAGCAGGTAACGAGGTGGTTCTGACCGGGCTTAAATATAACCATAGTACGATTAGTATCCTGAAGGAAAACCCGAAAGTCACCCAGAATAAGAACATTGCCGAAGTCAAGGATGCCACGCTGGTAACATCCCAAAATGCCCAGGTGGTACTTGACAGGGTTTACCAGTATTACAGCAGCAATGAGAGCATCAGCTTCCGGGCTACCATCAACGACCAGGAACTGGGGAACCGTGTGAACGTGGCAACTGGATTTAAAGGGACTATGACAGGAAATATCACAAAGCTGGATTTTAGATTCAGCCGGCGCAAGATTACGGCGGAGGTGACAGTGAAATGAGTACTGTATTAGACACATTGATAACGGACAGGACGGCGGATGACCTGGCCAATGATACGGACAAGGCGTATATAGCCTATACGGACCTTAACCGGGTAGAGGGGGCCTGTGAGCTGCTTGCGGGCCGTCTGGGAGTGACTATACAGACGAAGGTATGGAACATAGAGGACTTCCGGACGGACACAGAGATGACGCGGCTACTGGGCAATATCAAAAAGCTTCGTGCGGCTTATTATACCAAGGGCTGTACCCCAGCTACCCCAGTAGAAATCACATACAGCAGCATCTATCAGGCAAATGACATTGAGCAGATACTTAAGGACTTGGGGGATATGTATAACAGCATGGTGAGTGGTCAGCATCGCTTGACATTCAAGCTTGGCATGAGAGCAATAGGGAACAGGAGGTAAGGATGTTAAAGACAGATTACAAGTCTGACGTGTTTGAAGGAAATCGAAAATACCAGATAAGTCAGGACGGGGAAGGAAAATCGGAAATTCTGGATGTAACTGCGTACAGCCAGGAGGGTGACATATTTGGTCCAAAAGACATTAACGCTACGAATAGAGCAGTGAATGCCCTGAGGAATGACAAACAAATTACCATCCCTGCATTCGCACAATCCGCTGCGCCATACACAGCAGACATAAAAGTGCAACATCTTAAGACAACAGATGCGATTGAGCTGTATGCGGGAATGATAAAGAGCGACAGCGAACTTACGGCGGCGCAGAAGGCAGAAAAAATAAAAATACGAAGAAAATACCTGAACATGATTGATGATGCAGAGTGTAATACAGATGGCATATTGACGGTAACCTCCTACAGCAAGAAACCGGCCACGGAATTTGCTGTATGGTTAAGGGGCTGCTCAGCAGAGGAGGAATAGGAATTGAAAGCAATTATACACGGCAGTGGAGGAGCAGATACAGACGGTTTGACCGCTATTGCTGCTCACGTACTGAACGGAGAAACATTTTATGGAGCTAATAGTGACGAACCTCAGACCGGAACCATGACAGTAAATAGTATACTGTCTTTTAACGTAGCCGCATATAGTGGACGCCGAGTACTTTTGAAATGGCAGAATCCGTATGCGGCTCCTGGAAAACCTTATTGCGGAGTAATAATAAAAGCCAGTACGGGTGGATATCCAGCTTGGAATGCGTCTGCTTGGGATGCAATTTATGTAGGAGCAGGAGACAATGTTACTCCTGGAGGCTGGTCACAAGCATTTATGGATTTACCAGCATTAAATACCACTTATTATTTTACATGCTTTGGGTATGCCACAACAAACTTTGGAGAGATATACAGTCCGGTATATGACCCAGCATCTATCAAGAAGGCTTCAGTAACTACTGGTGTAATGCAATTGATTACCATTACGGGTACACAGAATTATACAATCCCAGAAGGATTCTCTATACTGGATATATTTTGCCTTGGTGGAGGTGGCGGTGGAGCACAATCGAGAAAATACCCATATGACCTATCTGCAATAGGCGGCGGAGGAGGTGGCGGCGGATATACAATTACTGTATTTAACATTGCCGTTTCTGCTGGACAGGTGATAAATTGTTTTGTTGGTGCTGGTGGAAATTCTAACAATAATGGTGGAGGGACTTCTGTATGGCGAGATGGCGTTTCATTATGCAATGCTGATGGTGGATATAGCGGGCAGTCACCAAATTCAGATAACGCTAATGGCGGTGCTGGAGGTTCTGGTGGAGGTGGTGGATGTTTCGACAATACCAGTGGCTACGGTGGTTCAGATGGTAATCCTGGTGGAGGGTGGTCCGGTACTACAGGAGGTTCCAGTTCAGGAGGGGCCGGACAAGGCCGTACCACCAGAGCATTTGGAGAGCCACAGGGCACATTATATTCTGGCGGAGGTTCCGGAGGAGCCGGTCAGCGTAGGGCAGGCACAACGGCTAATGTTGGTAGTCCTGGTTCTGGTGGCGGGGCCTATGGAGGCCGCGGGAATGTTGTCGGAGGTTCTGCTTCGCCTAATACGGGAGGTGGCGGAGGTGGCGGAGGTAGCCTTGGGAATACTGAAATGCCTGGAGGTACTGGTGGCTCAGGAATCATTTTATTGAGATTAAGATAGGAGGACTAATATGGTAGCACACGAAGTATTCGCAATGATATCCGACGAAACGGTACAGAATGTTGTTGTGGCATATAACTATGAAGAGGTCAACCGAGTAACACGGTGCGTATATGGTGACGATGCCTTTGCGGTGGATTGCACGCAATATCCCTGTGAGATAGGAGATAAGTACATAAACGGCGTATTTTACAAGGCCGATGGGATAACACCCATTGAATATATCCCTACCCAGGAGCAGCAGGTGGCTCAGCTCCGGCGAGAGAATGCGGAGCTTACACTTGCCCTGGCAGACATGATAGGAGGTGCAATGTAATGTTATCCAATATACAGCGCAACATCATTATCCGGGCCCTGCGGATTCGGAAAAGTCAGGGAGAGGAACCGGCAGACATCCTGGAGGGATACAAGAGCCTGACAGAAGAGGAAAAGGCAGAGCTGTTGGAAGCCTTAGAAGAATAGGAAAGGTGAGGTAAATGAAGATGGATAAGGTGAAAGCAGCGTTTGTTGCAGCATTTAGCATGATTTTTGGGTGGCTGGGAATTCTGGCAGTTCCAGTGTTGATACTGGCCGGATTGAATTTCACAGACTACATAACCGGCATCCTGGCATCAAAACGGCGCAATGAGCTGGTGACCAGTGACAAGGGACTGTGGGGCATCGTCAAGAAGATAGGTATGTGGATATTGGTGGGTTTAGGATGGGCTATGGATGTGCTGATTAATTACGCCAGCCAGTATGTAGGACTGTCTATTAAACTGCCCTTCGTGGTTGCTACCATCGTGGCCGTGTGGCTAATATGTAATGAGATTATTTCTATCCTGGAGAATCTGCTGGATATCGGTGTGGCCATGCCACCGTTTTTAATGCCGCTGGCCAAGATGATTAAGGGTCAAGTGGAGGATAAGACAAAAATGGATGCCTGAGAGAAGGTGGTCCGTATATCTCCCGGTCACGGGGTTAAGTGGCAGTTGCGATATCGCAACTTGTGACGTCACAACTTTTCATGGCCTGGGAGTGGTCCCGGGCCTTATTTTTTAATTGGAGGAAAACACTATGAGTAAAACAGCAGCAGGATTAATTCAGCATTGCAAGGACAAGCTGGGCACCCCTTACGTCTACGGTGCCAAGGGCGAGGTCCTTACCCGGGCCATCCTGGACCGCCTGGCCCGGGAGAACCCAGGCACATACACATCCACTTACAAAGCAAAGGCAGCCAGGTACATAGGCCAGCGCTGCACGGACTGCAGCGGCCTCATCAGCTGGTACACGGGTATCCTACGTGGCAGCTACAACTACCACGACACAGCCGTGGAGCGCGTGGGTATCGACCATCTGGACGAGTCCATGGTCGGTTGGGCGCTTTGGAAGCCGGGACACATCGGGGTATACATCGGGGATGGATGGTGCATCGAGGCCAAGGGCATCAATTACGGGACCATCAAGTCCAGAGTGGCGGTCACACCCTGGCAGAAGGTCCTCAAGCTCTGCGACATCAATTATACCCCGGTCCCAGTGACATACACCCAGGGCTTCCAGCCGGCCGCAGACGGCCAGCGCTGGTGGTATCAGTTTACAGACGGCAGCTATGCGGCCAATGGCTGGTACTGGCTCCGGGAGGCCACGGACGGTACCTGCGGCTGGTATCTGTTTGACAGCGAGGGCTATATGCTGACCGGCTACCAGGTGGACCCTGCTGGTGAGGCCTTCCTGCTCTGTCCAGTCAAGGGGTCTGACGAGGGGAAGTGCATGATTACGGATGCCAGGGGTGTGCTCCGGATTGCGGAGGAGTACGACATGGCGAATCGGAGATATGTGTTTGAATGGTAAACTGATTTATAAACATAAAATATGGATTAATTCAATATTCATATACAATAATAAAACAATTTAATACGACAACTACAAACTTCTAATTTGTGGTTGTCGTTTCGCTTGATTTTGAAGATTGGTGTTTTTCTGATTTTTCTTTGAATATCGGTTTTCCTATAAATGAATAAAATAAGACAAAGGTTAAAAGACCGAACACAATAAGAATGAATAAAGTACCTACTAAAAAAAATGCTATATCGTTATCATGAATTATATTATATACATTCAAGCTTAAGTTTTCACACTTTATATAATAGGCCCAGCATCCCATTGAGATTATGCAAACGAGAACATGATTGCACCAAAAAACCAATGGGTATTTCTGAATTAAATTGGCAGAGTCTTCTTTGGACGATCTAATATCTAAATGAGTTAATTTAGCTATAAAAAACATAAAGACAAATACTAGGTTCATAATACAGAAGCACCAGATAGTACCAACTATTAATAACTTATTTAAAGGAATGTCCTTGGCGCCTGCATATATATTATCTAACGAACTGATGCCCCCAAACAGTATAAACGAGAGCGCCGTAAAAATGCCAATTAATGAAATTAATTGACCAGTCATATCTTTTGAAAAAGTAGCAAGCTGGTTATCGATATCATTTTTTATAGGGATGATATTTTTTTTGAATTTCGTTGAGTAATCCTCATCCGTTTGCTTTAAGACATCATATTGTTTTTCGGCCAAGTTTACGTGGTCTAACAGTTTTAAGATTGATTTTTGGACATCAATTAATTGATTTGTTTTTTTGGGGTTTCGTCTTAAAAAAGAGTTTTCGTAATCTTTGCTTATGACATAATTCAAAAGAGAGGCAATATTAGAATGAATAGTGCCAGGGTCACTTGATAAAAATATGTGACTACTAATAACAGAGTATAAAAATCTTTTATATTTAAGAATATAATCCTCAATTAAAAGAGCAACTTCTTCTGTTTCTCCGCTAAATATATCATTTTGAGTAGAAAGACGATTGCAGATGATGATAATTTGAGCAGACATTTCATCAATATTATACTCAGGGTTCTCACTTTTAGAACCCTGAGTATAGGTTTTATCTTGTTTAATAATAACCTGTTTTTGTTCAAATTGTTTGTTCATTATTATCCTTCTGTAAAGTAACGTTTTATTGAAGCTTTGCTGATAGTGCTACCTGATGGAGAATACCGGGCCTGTTTCCACGGGGCCTGATTATGTGTTATCTCAACTAATTGCGCCGCAGTAAAATTAGAACACTCTCGTATCATACCCCGAATTCGGTCTCTATCTGTGGAATTAGAAATACATCTTTCAGAATACGTTGTATTTTGTGCATTCCACAGTCCTCTTGAATAATCTATATAGTTTGTTATTTTTGGAATAATTGAACTGCCATATCTTTTAAATTCTTGGTACACTTCAGGAACAACCGGGCCAAAGTCCCAAGCTTCAATCTCTGCATCAAAACAAGGTTTGTTCAAATTTGCAAGAAAATCAGACTGAATAAAGTACAAAATTTTTTGCAATTTAAGATTGCTGACAGGTTTCCCGATATCATAGGAATAATTTATCACAAAGCGAGCAACATCTAATACATCATACATAGAAGTACCCCCTTTCTATAACAAAAACATTTGTTTGGTAGCTTAATTATAACATATGATGACATATTTGCAAGTTTTTTCGAAAAACACTTGACAAAAAGGAATACTATATTACTAGTACAGCATTGCTTAAATATCAGTGATTAAATTACTGATGGTATCCCGGCATATGTCCACTTAAATGGGTGTGCTGTAAGATTGTATTGTTCAATAAAGCGCAGGATGCTTGCTTCCAGTTCTTCTATTGATAGG